TCTTTTACATATATGAAATTCATTACAAACTCAAACTATCAAAGAAGGATTGCACCAATGATGAATCCTTTAGCAAATGAGATACAAACAACCTGATAGTCAGTAAGTTTAAACTTGTCCTGACATTTCTTGATTAGTTTCTTATCTAATTCGACAGCCTTGTCGAACCATAGTTTTGGGTTAAAGTTATACATTGTTGTCTAATTTCTGTTCTATTCTGTCAAGAGTCTGTGCAATCCTTTCAAGGATTCCATCAGTTACATTGTGATCATGATGGGTATGAGGATGATCATAAGGAGGATATGCATGTGCATATGCTGGATCAACATATGTACCACCAGTACCTACACCTTCTGGTACATTATATACCTCACCATCTGAAGTACCAACACTTACGTACTGTGTACCATGTGGAGTTGCTAAGTTACCTGTTGTTCCATCGTTCTCAACATACATGCCAGGATCTACGTACTGTCCTTCGCCTGGGATTGGATAAGTTGGCGCTCCCTCTGCTGATGTTCCTACTGATACATTAGTGTCTGCATAATACTCTGGAGAATCATATGCTGTACCTGCTGTACCTGCATTGGGATCATAGTCATTTGCAGAAGTACCTACTGAGACTGGTTGCCCAGTAATAGGATCATATCCAGGCGCAACATGATTTTGTGCTGAATCTGTCATTGTTTTGGTTCGTTTTCTACTTCTCTATTTACCACAGATTCTACCATAGGAGAGATATCTGGTAAAGGTGTACCAGTCATAATCGCAGCAGGAGCCATCGCAACAGTGATAGTCACTGCTGTCACAGTCATTCCTGCTTCCAATAATTGTAACAATTCTACCATTCGTAATCGTCTTCCTCTTGTTCTCTCATCTCTATATATTCTTTATTTTGTCTACAGATTCCGTGAACATCCATCTCTCCGTGGAGATGTGCAGCAGTATGCATACCCTCAATCATTGCTAACATTCCCAATATCATTACTGGTAACATCCATAAGGGGTGACCTAAAACTTCTCCTGTTTTCATGATCAGCAGCCACTACTACTGCAACAGAAGCTGCAAGTGCAACTACGATGTTTAATACAATTAACCTTTTCATTTGTTAGCCTTTTCATTAGGATCCGCTACCAATTCATATTATATATTGATAGGTTTAAATATGCAACCTATTCTTTCTTATTTTTCTCAGAATCCAGATAGGGCAAGTAGTCTAGTCGTTCTAAGTCCTTCAAGATAGTTCGGTAGGCAGCCAGCAGATCTCCTTTGTCTTCTCTAAAAATATCTTTATCGAATGACTCTTGCGTGCCAGCTTTCCATAGTCTCATGCTGTCAGGGCTGATCTCATCAGCCAGCACCAGTTCTCCGTTCTTATCATAACCAAACTCAATCTTAAAATCTACTAGGTCTAAATTAATTAGATTAAATAATCTTATCAATTCTATATTAACCTTATTAGTTATACTAATGAATGTATATGGATCGTATCCCATTAACTTCATTCTGTCAGGAGTTAATAATGGATCACCTTTGCTGTCATCTTTCAAATGAAACTCAACTAAAGGTTCATTAAACTCCGTACCTTTTTTAATTGTAGTCTGTCTGCAGATGGAACCCGCAGCTTTATTTCTGACGACTACCTCTAAAGGAACAATGTCTAACTTATGACATCGCATTGTAGCTAACCCATTAGTATCAATCCAATGATTTTTTATACCAGATTCACCTAACCTTTTAAAGATAATCGTAGAGATCTTACAATTAATACTACCTTTATCCTTCATACTCTCTTTCTTCGCACCCTCAAAGGCAGTAACATCATCTTCAAACCTAATAAAAACTTGATCCTTAGTGTACTCAAGGACAGTCTTGACCTTCCCCCTATTTAAAATCAACATAAAATCTCCCATACATTATAGTTAGGCATTAAAAAGGACCCCACTGATCAGGTGGAGTCCTTCGTTTACTTTAAAGTATATTGTTAACCTATTCTATTGTACGTTAATCAGAAGACGAACTTAGCGCCAAGTTTTCCACCGAAATCAACGATGCTGTCGCCACTTGAATCCTCATTAGAGATTCCAGAGAGCTCACCGTAGATTGAAAGATCTTCAGTAGCGGCTACAGAAACGCCAACTTTACCAGAAAGTTCTGTTTCAGTGTCGTCAGAAGACTCAGTGTGAACGAAGCCAGGGCCACCTTGTACATAGTAAGCAAGCTTACCATCGTCTGTGGAACCTTCGAAACCGATATGAACGTCGGTTGTGGCTGTTGTGTAATCGCCATCAGGATATGATGCGTTAGCCTCAACGTTAACGTATGGACCTGCAAAAGCAGCGCCAGCGAAGAGGGGTGCAGCTGCAGCAGCTGCGATTAGAGGTTTAAACATTTTTCTTATTGAAGTATCTTGCAGATTGGTTACCTGCAGATGAAGATGTCTCGACTTGACATCGTGTAGGTTTAACTTACAGACCTAGCGCGAGTAATTGAGGCATTCGGAAAGATTGTTAATTTATGTGAAGCGTCCCTCACATGATGTTATTTATCATACATTAAAGTTACGGCTTCGTCAAGCCCCTACCCAAAAGAATCTATGGTTCGGGTTCCCGACTCGTCATCTGTTGTGGAGTATCCTGTTTCTGTCTAGGATCTCCTCCAGCAACACGACCAAGATACGGATCATAATCAGTGATCATTTCTATACTGATATCCGATCCACGAGTTTCCCATAGTTCTCTAAGCCCATTGTGACTTCCTCTATGGAATATTTCAATATGTTCTGGATGAATAGATGATCCCAATTCAATCTTGTATAAGAAGATAGGACATGCATATGAACATCCAGAATTATAGATCAGATCATCAGCAACAGGTCTTGGTTTAACTCCATTGTCCAGACGGTACTTATCCGTACCTTTTACGTGCAATCTAAGTAACTTCTCTGCATGATGTCTTGTGATAACATAACATGCGGTGGAGAAATCATTTACAAATCTCTTATGTACATTTACATGCAGTTCGCCAGGGCAAATGACTGCAACCTGTACTAGATCCCAATCATATGGGACTCTAGCCATGAACTGTCTCCAAGTAAACGTCCAATACTTAGCGATACTAATATCACAATCATCTTCCATGATGACTGCACTAGGAGCATCGGTCTCTTCTACAAAGTGTTTAAGTGCTTTAAGATGGGAAGTAACACAACCAATTTCTCCAGGCGAAACATTCTCTGGGTACTTACCCACAATGATATCACTTAGATCATCACCAGTAACAGGTCGTCCATCATAAGCAGAGATGCGATGGTAATTTTCTATCTCCCAGTACTTTAGTTGATCCTCCATCCATGCCATTCTCTCTGGTTCTTCGTCCAGATTAATGATATAAAGAGGTCCAAAGCCTTTTAATTTGTAGGCTGATTTATTCTTATCCATTATTCTTGATACCACCCCTCACAATATACATCCTTAGTATCCTTATCCTTATAGTCTGGACCGAACCACATCTTAGGAGCAACTACTGGACCCCTTCCATTCTGTAACCATGCACCCCACCAAGACATTGATGAGTTAGCAATGATTGCACCAGAACATAGACTCATGATGCAGAGATCAACAAATGGTTCATAAGATCCATCAGGATACTTATCAGTTGGTTCTGATACAAGGAACCTATCATCAGCAAAGAACTCTTGTTCCTTAACCCACTCAGGAGAATCAGAACAAACAACTATAGGTTGATCTTCAGGGAAATGTTTTAATGCCCTTTCATAATACTCTACAGGTTGTGGTGGATGTTGTGATGAACACTCAGTATATGCCCACTTGAATCCTCTTACGTCTGTAAGATTTGGATCTCCTCTTCTTACGTGTAAGAATAATGGTGCCTCATCTAATGAGTCTACCATCTCTTTACAAGGAGTCAGAATAGAATCATGAAAGGTAAAGTCCTGACGAATAATATTTTCTATATTCTTGAACCACTTCTCACTCTGGAAGAATCCAAAAAGACTTACATCATTTGGGCACATTGAATGAAGAACAGGATCAAAGTGGTAATGTTTTTCCATAACCACAGGAGCATGACCATTATCCAATATGAATTGATTCATTGGTTTCAATGAATCTAATGTAAAGGCCCTTCCAAGACTATAATTATCTACTCTTTTTGAATTGAATGGTGGAATACAAAAATCATATCCACGACTTGCAGCAATACCTCTAACGGCAGCATACTGAAACATCTGGTTACCTAGACGACCTAGGTTTCCTAACTCGTTAAAGGCCAGCATTTAATTGTTCTCCTCTCATCTTTAAGTAATCTAGTTTCGAATAATATGCCATCAGTTTGTCACGATCTAATCGGCGGATGTACTGCCAAAGGGCATCATTTTCTTGGAACTTTGGATTGTGATAGTGAGAATTAAATGTCCTACCATGTTCAAAGTGATAGATATCATCATTAACTCTACCAACTTTGAAACCAAATAGGTTGAGTCGGTAATAAAATTCACAATCCTCTGCTCCCCAAGAGAGAAACTCTTCATTCCAAAGTCCAGCAGATACTTCGCAGGCCTTTGTAATCATCTGGCCCCATCCAATAGAAGATGGGATTCTAGTAGAACTCTTTTGAACTATATCTAGATCAAAAGTGTTTCCATCAAAGGATGATAAAAACTTATCTAATAGATCATCAGAATAATTTACTCCCCATTGGTAGATGCCACACCCAAAAGGATACACAGCATCAGAACCGTGGTCCTTAATAGAAGTGTAAGCAAGTTCAACACTATTCTTAGGCAGAACAACATCTACATCATGATTATACAGTATTGAAGTCTCAGATGCAACTAAAAGATCATTAAGAATTCTAGTCTTATGAAATAATTTCTCATCACTCTCTTCAAATATGTGAACTAGATTATCATCATCCTTCACATACTTATTAATCTGTGGATAGGCAAACTCTTTAAAGACTGACTTCTTATCCTCCTCTTGGATGATAACTTTTGCCTCTGGATAATTATTGAGTATACAGGTTACCGAAGTAATAACATTACGTAAGCGATCATCTGACTCGATCCTACATGGTAATAGGAATGTTAAATCTTTCATTCTTCTGGTGTCACTGGGGAGGGATCATTATGAATCTTCATCCATCTTTCTGGAATCATATCCTTCATATTATAATGGGCATATGCAGAACCGAACCAAGGATCGGGTGCAATAATAGGTTTCGTAGGGTTCTTTATCAACCATGCGCCCCACCAACTCAGAGAAGAGTTAGCTATAATTCCACCAGAACATAGGGACATAAGACAAAGATCAATGTAAGGTACGGCAGCACCATCTCCGAAGACTTCATAAGATGAATCTGAGAAATGGAACTGGTCGCCCTGTAACCATTCCTGTTTCTTACACCAATCAATAAGATCTGATACTACTATAATATTAAGTCCTTTTAAAGGCATATTTTCTAATGCCTGTTTATAATATTCTGGTTTACATAGAGGATGATATTCCTGAACCATTTGATAGGACCACTTCTCTCCTCTCCTACCAGTTATATTAGGACTACCTCTACGAACATGTAAGAAGATACACTTCTCTCTTCCACCTAAACTATCAACGAACTCCTTGCAAGGCTCCAAGTAACAGTTGCGGAAAGTAAAATCATCTCTAATACTGTCAGCAATATTCTCAAAGTATCTTTCTGTTTGGAAGTTGCCTGAGAAGTTAGTATTATCCTCACATCTTTCATAGATATCCTCATTGAAATGCATGTCACGGTACTCTACCTTCTTATGAAGGAAAGGTTCACCAGTATTCTTTTCAAGATTACAATTTGGTAGATTGAATGCTTCAAACAATCCATAGTTATCTAATCTATCTGCATCAGGGCCAGGAACCACCCAATCAAAATGTCGATTTGCAGCGACACCACGTACAAAGGCATACTGAAACATCTGGTTACCCAGACGACCTTCATTACCCAATCCCTGAAATGTAATAGCCATTATTTACTCCAATCCAATGTGGTCCAGTAGCCTGGAAGAACTTCTGATGTATCTAGGTTTGACATTGCAGACCCAAACCATTTATCAGGATTAGGAGCAATGATCTGACCAGTATCATTCTGAAGATAAGCTCCCCACCATGAGAAGGAACTATTAGCAATGATACCACCAGTACATAGACTCATCAAGCACAAGTCAACTTGTGGTAACAAAGTATTCTGCATCTTACCAAGACCATCTATAGTTTGGTACTGATACCTGCCATTATTCTCATTGAAAAGGAACCTATCACTGTCAAAGAAAGATTGTTTCTTACACCACTCTAAGTCATCAGTGAAAACAAAACATGGAGTTTCTTCATCCCAGTGAGATAATGCCTGTTCAAAATATGATAGAGGTAGGATAGGATGATACTCTTCTCTTCCTATATTATCTGACTGTCTAATATGAAGAAAGATAGGATCGCCATCTATAGAATCTATTATCTCTTTACATGGTTTCAAATAGTCATCCTTGAATGTAAAGTCTTCAAGAATCTGATCCTTAATATGGATAAAGTAACTCTCGGTTTGCATATAACCATCAAGATTTACTCCATCCGTACAATAAAAAAGACCCTGATCAAAGGCATGAGTCTTTTCTTGAATAGTAATACCAGTGTTATACCCTAGATGTTCTGGGGTGGCATACTTCATATTAAAAGTTTCAAACAAACCATAGTTATCTTTATGGTTAGTCTCTTCAGGAGGGATCATCCAATGAAACCCATTGTATGCAGCAATGCCTCTAAGTGAGGCATACTGAAACATCTGATTACCTAATCGACCATTGCTACCAAGGCGATTATAACTTATGGTCAAAGTTCTATCCTCCACACGGGTTCATGAATCTCTTTCCGATTCTTAACAAAGATGATCCGATCATCATAATCTTCAACTAATTCATCTTGATATTCATCAATGACATCATCAAGTTCTCTGACGTATACGGTGTGTCCTTCTTTCAGCAAGTCTTCAACCAACCTAAATCTAGGACTTTCTACAACCATATCACATCCTACTTTGTATCCAATACTTTCGATACAAAATGGAAGACCTTCTTTATTCTCATTGATGACATAATCTTTTATGAAGTCTGCATGTGCCTCATTAAAATCATCCGTGACTTTGGGAAGACTATACTGTAATCCAACAGAGTCAGCATAGTATCCTAACGCTCTGTTATCACGGGGCAAACAAGGACCACCAAACCCTAATCCATATTTCAAATATTTAGAACCAATTCTAGAGTCCTCTCCTATGGCATCAAGGATGTTATCAATCTCATCTCCACAACCAGAGTTGTAAAGAATCTGACCCATCATATTAGCGTAACTAATTTTATAAGTAAGGAAACAATTGATTCCAATCTTAGTAATCTCTGCAGCCTTTCTGGACATTGGGAAGAAATTTACTTCACCATCAATGATATCCATATAGATGGCTTGTATAAGATCAAATCCATCTGGATTATCACCACCACATAAGACCATATCTGCATCTCTCATGTCCCTGATAACAGTACCTTGAGCAACAAACTCTGGACTATAGAAAACAGATACTCCTTTATCTCTTAACCGTTCTTGAACTGTATCAGCGTAGCCAGGATTAGTAGTACATCCTATAACAAAAGTCTTCCCCTCAAGGGTTGGAGCACCATCAAGATCTTCAACTACATCATCAACACAAGAGCAATCATAACTACCATCATCTAAAGATGGAGTAGGAACAAAAGTAAAAATAATATCCGAGTGACGGATTACATCTTGATTACTTGTAGTAGCCTGAAACTTCTCGCTTCTCATCAAGAGGTCATCGACCTCTGGTTCATTACTAAAAATCTCACCATTGTTAAGTTCGCCAACATAATGTTGTCTTACATCAGAAACAATGACATCATGACCTGCTTCTTCACAAAGTAGAGCAAAACAAATTCCAAGTCTGCCTGCTCCTATCACTCCGATTTTCATGATCTAACTGTTTACCTCCTTAGATTTTCTAGTTCTTCTTTTACGTGGTGATTTAGGTTTTGTTAACCTGTTTGGAGCAAGACCACCTACCCAAGCTTCATTCTCTGGAGTAGTAGGATCATCTTTAATATAATGACCTTTCTTATTTCTTGCTCTGACTGGTTTAGTAACCTTAACTTCTTGTTTCTCTTCTTGAACTACAGGTCCTCGGATTACTGAGTCCGTAATGAACTGTTCAACAGGATTACCTGTACAAATCTTTCTTATGTGGACAACTCTCTCGTTGCCTTCAATCTGATCACTGATAACTTCTATCGTTAGATAGGATGTAGACTCTGGAATTTTCATGATTCTCCAAGTTTATATGTAGGAATTGGTCTCATCTTGTGTTGATTCTGTTTATTAAATTTTTTGTACTGTTCAATAGCCTTCAATTGTTCCTCCGAAAGATCGTCAGGTCTAAAGAATGGTTCATCAGCTCCAGACTCCATAACCCACTCAAGCATTTCATAAGAAGTACCAAGTTGATCTTCATCTGTTCTCTGATCATCCCACAGTCCATCAGTAGGAGCTGCGTCAATAATCTCTGGAATTAATCCAAACTCTCTTCCTAACTCCCTAACCTCTGACTTATAGAGGTCAGCAATAGGAGCAATGTCAACACCACCATCACCATACTTGGTAAAAAATCCAACACCATAATCCTCTACCTTATTACCAGTACCAACTACTATACCATTACAAGATCCAGCGATCTGATACAAAGTCATCATACGTAATCTTGCTTTGGTGTTCGCCTTAGCCAATGGATTAAGAGCAAACTCTATATTACAATCGCCCATCGTGGACATAAATTTAGAATAACTCTCACTCAAATCTATCTTAACTGGTTGTACATTACTATATGAATTCTCCAACCAACTTAAATGAGCATCAGAAAGACTCTCCTGTTCGGGATCTTGTTTTAGTGGCATCCCAACAGCATAAACTTCTAAACCAGTCTTAGCACAAAGAGTAGAAGTAACAGCAGAATCAATTCCACCAGATACACCCACTACTAATTTGTCAACTGGGTTCTTATTAATATAATTACAAAGCCACCCTGTAATATTACAGGTTAGAGTAAAGTAATCAGTGATCCTCTTCATTGTCTAATCCTAATTTTTCAGTTACAAAACCACAAAGAACTTGCATGAAAGCCTTAAAAGAATCTCCTTCAAGTTCACTAAACATATACATGTTCAATCTAAAAGCAAAATTAGCTTCAGTAATAATAGCATTTACCTCATGTTGATCAAGTGGTAAAGTATTAAGAGTGGCACGATAAGATTCTTTGAATGCTTTCTTATCAGTAATATTCTTGAACTCATAGAAGTTCAACCCTTCACCAACTGGAAGATCTAAAGCACTCTTTGCAATGTTCTTTAGAATCTGTCCTCCAGACAGGTCTCCTAAGTAACGTGTGTAATGGTGTCCGACAAGTAAATAAGGATTGTCTTGTGCCACTTCACGAATACGATTCACATACTGTTGACATGATTCAGTAGGAGTAACTATATTTCTCCAATCAGGTCCATAATAATATGAAAGATCCTTTGCAAGAGAAGCAGTACGATAGAGTTCTTCATAAGCAAGAGGACCAACCACAGGATGATCCTTTAACTTATCAATCTCTTCCTCCATCGCCCTATAAACAAAGTAAAAGTCAGCAAGTAAAGTACGATACTTTTCAGGTTCAAGTACCCCCTTTAAAAATTGACTAACAAACTTAGTATTCTCTGCGGCAGAGTGAGACTTTTTAGTCCCTTGTTTTATCTGTACCGAAAAATCATCAATCATCTTTACGGGTTGCTAAAATAATAGTGTTCTCATAATCCCTGCCTTCATCGAAGGTAAAGTTTTCTTTAATCTTATCTATGAAATCATTATAATGGAAGTCATTAAAATTGACAAGGTTATAAACAAGATATGCATACTTAGAATTAGCCACTAACTTATCAAAATATTCCATCTGAACTTCTATACTACACTCAGATAAAGCATAGTTACTAATAAACAAATCTATATCTTTAATCTCTTCGTACTCTGTGCATGGAATACACTTTACTTTATCTTTAATATCTGGGAACTGATCAATATATTTCCTCTGCAAAGCAACAACTTCTGGGAGGTCGATCATAACATACTCATCAAACTCACACACCTTACTAAGAACTCTACATAGTCCTCCATATCCTCCACCCACTTCAACTACTTTACTAATAGGACTACCTTCAAGCATGAAAGCCATCTCAAAGGTATTCTTCATATACCTCAAAGTGGTTGGAGAAATAAGACCCTGCAAGCCTGGATACACATGAAGATCTGGATTACCATACTTATCATTCTCTTTAAATGATTCAATGTTTTCCCACACAGCATCCTCATTCATATCCTTACAAATGTTTAGATATGTTTGTCCTTGATCTTTTAAAACATGTTCTAAGATAGTTTTATACTTAGGGTTTGCTTTAAAGTTAGCAAAGGCTTCATCATTTTCAACGGCCTCTGTACATGCAGCAAGATACTCTACTGCGATTTGATCTTCAGCCTGCCATCCGCTACGTGTCATACTACATTACTCCGTTGTGTTCTGAATGGGTCCATTTGTGTGAAATAATTTTTATACATGTAGTCTTCAGCGACTCTCATGTTCACGGCAATATCAAAGTTCTCTTGAATAACTTCCTTCTTAGATTCATAATACTCTGGTGTGAGTTTATCCCAAGGAATATTCTCCCAAGGTTGTCCTTCATCTAAGAATATAATTCCTTCAGGATTAAAGTATTGGGCTACCCCAAGAGTGCCATAATATACTGGTATTGTACCACATGCGAAACAATCTGTCAGTTTCTCGGTAAAATACGTTGGATAATTTGCATTTTCACATGCAAAACTGAACATATAGTCAGCAAGGCCTTTAGATTTCTCTTTTATATCAAGTTCTTGAGGCAATCCCCAACCATATAGATCATCTCCACCATATTTCTGATGGAATTTCTCCACAACTCTTAGTCTTCTTTGATGTCCAAGAGTATATCCTTTATTGGATGCAATCATTGAGACGAGTTTAGACTTAGTATAGATGGCTCTATCCATTACCCAAGGTGCGGCATTAGACATACAATAAAGGAACTTACCATCTGGTCCTGATTCCTCAGTTAATCTCTGATCCGCTGTAAAAATTCCATCGACATGTCCTGCGATGAAATCATAATTATCTTCTACCCATCTATACTCATTAGGAATAATCTCTCTCGATTCTAACAACCAAATAAATTTTGGATGATCAGAAGCATCCTCCATTACTTGTGGAGCAGAATGATTAACATACAAATTAACCAACCCCATACCGTCTCTAACAAATACAGTATATACTGATCTGTTATTGGCAGAGGTTGATGGATCTAATGAATCATTACAAAATAAATTAATAGGAAACTTTTTATCGTCTCCTAATACTGGAATATCAATTCCTTCTGGACTAGACTTTGCACGAAACAAAGCATCCTTCATGTCTTGATGCAGTCTTTCGGCTAAGTCAGGATCTAGTGGCATATTTCTCCTTCATGTCATTGAATACATTTTCGATTCCATCTTCTATAGAAGTCTTTGCTTTCCACCATTTAGTAATGTATGGATTCGCTTCGTTCCTTGCATCCTTCTGTACTTCATCTTTAGATGCAGCAGGAACAAGAGTAACTTCCTTTCCATTTGCATGGAAGATGCCCTTAATTATCTTACCAACATTTAAGATACTTGTACTCTTAAATGAGGTGATATGAAGTTCATCGTCAGAGGTAAAGTCAGAATAGTTTTCCATAACTGCTTCAAGAGCTTCACAGCAATCTTCAGCATATAAGAACTCTCTTTGTTCTGTACCATCTGTCATCATATCTATAACACCAGACTCAAACCCTTTACAGATAAAGTCTGTAATGACATGGGCCTTCTCCATATCATTTTCAATTCCATATACATTCCAGAACTTAACTATCTTACCACCAAGAGCCTTGGTATTAAGTTCACCCACTCGTTTCATTACACCGTAAGGTGAATAACTCATACTACTCATCTGAGATGAAGCAAAAACAAATGGTTTAATGAATTCATCTAAGTATCCAAATACATTTGCCATCATCCTTTGATTGTTATCAAGGAATCCAAAAGTATGTTGGTACTTCTTCAGATAATGAGAACCCCCTACATCAAATGCAAGGAAATATACAAAATCAGAATTGTAAATAGCATCCCTCAATTGTATGTTAGGAATCTTTGTTAGATCCTGATGAGGTCCATTGTTCTTATCAAACTCTGTAACTTGATGTCCTTTTTTACGAAGATACTCAGTCAAGTATGCCCCAATTTGTCCACTGGAGCCTAATATAGTAATTCTCATTAGCCCCCATCCATCTGACAACCTACCATTGAACCACCAATGATTCCAGTAGGAATTGCCCACCAACGATCTTTACCACGAGAACCAAATCCTGCTAGTCCTCCACCCAATAAGCCACCAATAATGGTTCCTTCAGAGCAATCGTTATCATCATATTCTACAACAGTCGTTCTCTGAACTTTAGTACCCGTAGCTACATCATCATTACAAGGAACCTCAACAGTTTCCTTCCATGACTTTACATAGCCAGGATTATCTTCTGTGCCAGGTACATACTCTTCTCTGTACTCGCTTCTAAAACAAGTACGAGACTTAGAATATCCTGACTGTTGTTCATAGTCTTCTGCCAATGCTGCAACGGGTGTCAGAGCAAGCAGTAATGCTAGTGCAATTTTCATAATTAAGCCCAGTCAACTACATGTTTAGATCCAAAGTTTACTAATCCAGTACCACTCATGTGGCCTACTTCAGATACATCTAGTTTAGGTTCAGTGATAGACTCCCACATATACTCAACATCAGGCCAAGCAGGTCCAATGTCATCGAGAAGAATAAGACCAGACCAGCCTTGTTCCTCTAAGAACTCCATCATTTCAACTTCTTTGATGCCATCATGAGGATCAACATCAATCATTATAATAGAAACATGGTTCCAATTCAAGTCATCTTCACGAAAATCTTGAATCTTAAACTCAATGTTCTCTTTGTTTATCGCTTGGGTTGCACCCTGTTCCACCAAATCATAACTAATTACCTTGTTTGTAGGGTTATGAGAAAGTGCCAGAGCGGAGCCTCCTGTTCGAGTACCTACATCTAGGATAATAGATTGATTAAAAAATGTGGAAAGGTATGCATACAACCTATATTCACTCTGACCAGCAGACAACCAATCATTTTTATTGATTGATTGATTCTCTAGTTCTGAAATGTCTAGGTTTCTTACGTCGTCTTTGTTAATCTTGACGGTTTTTTTAGTAACTTTACGCATTTACCAGTTCCTTCGTTGACGAATTTTCGACCCCTCCAGCCTCATCAGCCTTCTGGGAATTGATTTGTTCAGTTATCCAATGGTATGTCTTACGAATACCATCTTCAAGTGATTGAGAATAATCCCAACCAAGTTCCTTACGGATTACATCGTTGTTAGAGTTACGTCCTCTAACTCCTAGAGGTGCATCTAATACATGACGTTTAGATACAACCTTACCTGCAACCTTAGCAGCAGTATCTACTAGTTGGTTGATGGTAACCATTTCTTCGGATCCGATATTGACAGGTCCTTGGAAGGTTGAGTCCATGAGTCTTCGAGTTGCTTCGATGCACTCGTCGATGAAGAGGAAGGATCTTGTCTGCAACCCGTCGCCCCACACTTCAATCGGTCCTCCCACATCTGGGACCATCGCAACCTTTCGGCAGATAGCTGCTGGAGCTTTTTCTTTTCCTCCGTCCCATGTTCCTTCGGGTCCGAAGATATTATGATACCTGGCAACACACACAGGGATGCCATGATTACGATTGTAAGCCAAGTACAATCTCTCTGAAAAAAGTTTCTCCCATCCGTATTCGGAGTCGGGGTTTGCGGGGTATGCTGATTCTTCACGGCAGTCAGGATTATCTGGATCAAGTTGATTATGTTCTGGGTACATACAAGCAGAAGAACTATAGAAGATCTTAGTCTTGTTTACTCCCTTAACATCATTAAGTTTCTTTTGTTCCTCCAGAACATTTAAGTTTATTGTGGCAGAATTATGCATGATATCTGCAGAGTGTTCATCAGTAAAGATGTAACCTGCACCTCCCATGTCAGCAGCAAACTGATAGATCTCATCGAAGGTATCAATGTATTGAAATGGTACAGAATTATAGAAGTTTTTATAAGGTCCTCTATATTCTAATACACGTTTAACTAAACTAGGATCTCTCAAATCACCTTGCACAAACTCATGTGCCTCAGTAGGAGAGAAATCTGGATACTTTAAATCTACGCCACGAACCCAGTATCCTTCAGATACTAGCCTCTTTACCATGTGACTACCAATAAAACCACCTGCACCCAATACCAATGCAGTCCTTCTAAATTCTGACATTACGCTGTTATTCATTTGGAACAGTTCCTATTTATTGTATCAGATAAACTATGATTTCGCAAGTATTTGTACGGTTGGAAACCATCCTAGTTCACATAATTTAGTAGTATCAGCACAGAGTTCATCAGGTTCATTAGGAGTATGTTCTTTAATAGGTAAATGATCCATGCCCATATGTTTAGCAAGATCAAGTACTGATATAGATTCTCCTGTACCAACATCAATAGTACCAATATATGTACTAGGAATTAGATAAGCAATTGCTCTGACTACATCATTCACATGAATCCAATCTCTCTTGTGTCTGGTAAGATATGTTGCAGTCTTATCTTGTAACATTCTGTATAACATATCAGGTCTACTACCTTCCTCTGACCAGACATTAAAAAATCTCATACCAACACTGTTAGGTGGTGCCATGAGTTCATTTGCCTTCTTAGTTATTGCATAAGGATTCTGCCACCACTCATGCGCTCCAGCAGAACTTGCATACAATAATCTAACATTATTCTCTCTACAATAATCAAAGATAGGTTTAGACTTCTCTACATTATTCTCCCAGAACTTTTCTGGATTATCCACACTGTCTCTTAGTGCAGCATAGGCAGCAAGATGAATGATTACATCATAATGTCTTGCAAACATACCAGAAGGACCAACCCAATCAGCAATGTCATCAGGTCTATCTAATCCTTCTACCAAATAACCATAACCTTGTTCATGTCTAAGGTCATTGAATACATGACTTCCAATAAAACCTTCATGACCAGTAACTAAAACTTTCATTTCACAGCCCCAGTATTAACTTGTCTCAAACCCATAGAACCCTGATACCAACCAGTAGCAATAAATTTATCACTCATAGGAGGATTACCACGATGTATATGTGTGTATCCACCAGGCCATATTAACACTTTTCCTGTCCTTGGTCTAACTTTCATACTCTGATATAAAAATTCTGTCTCGCCACCCTCAATAACATCATTCAAATATACCATCCATGCCATAGTTCTACTACTAGAATCCCAATTAGTATTCTCTTCATGGAAGGCATGATACCCTCCATAAGTTTCAGTATGTTGAAGTAAAGTTACCGAACTTATAAAATTAAAATTAGTGAGGTAATTATATTTGTGAACATATTCTACAAGACATTGATCAACATGACCCATTAATTCTCTTGCCTCGCCTGGAGAGAAGGCATCAAATCCTATTTGTTTATCTTTAATGTGAACATAATCTCTAGGAAAGACTTGATCTGATCTCTTAATATAATCAACGATCCATTCACATAAAGAAGTATCTACTGCATCATTGTAGATCCCAATGAAATCAATATATTCACTCTTCATTTCTTTCAAACTCACATAATTTCTCTTCAAGAATACCCGCAGTCTGAGTATAACCTAATCCATTAGATCCTTGCCACCAACCTGTAACAATATACTTGGTCTTGCTAGGTGGATTACCTCTATGTAAATGAGTGAACCCTCCTGGCCAAATACATATCCTTCCTTCCTTTGGTCTTACCCTGTAACCTTGATATAAAAATTCTGTTTCTCCTCCATCATCATCGGTACTAAGATAGATCATCCAAGCAAGTGTCCTATGTTGAACATTCCAATCAACATTTTCTGCATGGAACATATGATATCCACCACCCAAAGGTTCAGTTACCTGTAGTAATGCAGCAGAACTAACAAAATTAAATGTTGATAGGTATGGATAATGCTCTACGTAATTTCTAAGTGCAGGTTCTAATGCGTTTTGGTACAAAGCCTGAACATCTGGAGCATGAAAACTGTCTAAAACTATCTGTCTATCTTGTATGACAGCCTTATTCCTCTTCATAACAAAAGAACTTGTCGTAACTATATCTCTCAATCTCTGACAAAATTCTGGAGGAATCATATCATCGTAGATGCCGATAAAATTCTCGACATTACGTGGTTCAGTTTGTGTATCCATTTTGTATTTCCATTTTTAAGTAATTAGTACCAACCCCAAACTCACCATCAAGATTATAGTTAAAGGCTATACTATATCTATTCTCTTTAGATTTAGATGGTACAACATAATGTTTTAAATGGCCAGGGAATAAAATTAATCCACATTCTTGTGGAGTGAACGACCTTTGAAATGTATTCAAATCATCGTAGGTAACCATAGAGAATGACCAATAATTTGTAGTCCAAGTAGGAGCCATTGAGGAGAATATAATATCTCCACCCTTCTCAGGAGTTTTCAAATAAAAAACCCCAGCAAACATCGTGTTAGTATGATGATGCTTGTGGGTGTAATTGCCTTCTCTGTTTATATTACCCCATGAATTGATTCTTTTCAACCCATGTTTCTTTCTATCAATCTGTAAGATCTTTACATACTTATCCATCTCCTTAAAGATCTTATTCTCCAGAACCTTAAGTTCAGGACAAGCAAGAAGATCTTTATCTAACTGAGTTGTTTCACCATTTGGTCTTTCAAATATATCATAATCCTGAGCCCAAGGAACACTATCCAAGAAGTCAATCATGGATTTAACTTCTAATGGGCGGAATTGTAATACAGTCTCATAGACTGGAGTTGGAAATAATAAATGTAGTTCAGCCATTCCATCGGGTAACAGTCAATTCAATGGAGTTATCATCCATCTCCCATTCTTCTTCAACTTGGAACCCTTGTTCCTGAATTGTATTATGAATAAGCATCCTTGAATATTGTTGAGTGACTTTCTCAATCAACCTTTCGGGAGGAATAGGCAAACTCCAAGTTTCCAAATCAGTTACTAACTCATACTTTTGATCTTCATCATTCCAACGAAAACCAATATCCTTTGCAATACAAACATCAGCTTGTACGATTGGATGGTTCTGAGCATGATAAACATTACCAACAACTAGTTCTTGGTTCTCTTTAACATCATACTGAAGAAGTTCTAACGCCTCAAGTAAAATTGGCTTCTCTTTAATTGTCGTCTTGATGGTGCTGAAGTGGGACATTTTCCTCTACCGTATTTTGTTGATAATACTCTGACTTATAATCTCTATTTACTACATCACCAAGCCTCTCTTCTATAGTCTTAGTTAATTCAACGCATTTGTTACCTTCTGCATTGAGGACTTCTTCTATAACTGTACCATCTTGTTTGATGGTAAACTTGACTCTTTCTTGTTCTGCCATGGTTATACTGGCTCCATCATTGTAGTTGGTTCCCTCTTAACATAACAAGGAACATTATCTGGATCAAGCCATTTAGTATAATCATGATCTTCTAAAGCACAATCCATCTGCATTTGATTATCAAAAAGATAGATATCTTTCCACTGATTAGTGTACTCATCTCTCTTCTGCAATCTAAAATCTGGTTTGCCATTAAGTTCAATGATACCTTTCTGTATGAAACGATATCCTTGGCGTTCTAAAATAACATCAACCATTTGAAATCTCCAGTTCAGCGGTAAGGCATTCCATTAGTCTTTCGTAATCTGCTTCTGGATCCTCTCCAGTTAATTCTACATCGTTCTGATAATATCTTTTCACTTTCTTAAACAATTTCGGATTCTTTACATCCAAGTAAATCTCACGGTTAGACGCAAGGCGAAGGGTTTCGATCTCCTTCTTGAACTTAGTTGTGATCGACATTTTTGTAGGGGTAACGAGGTTATCTTACTGTGGCCTTGTTTAATTGTCAAGTAACTGGGTTAACTTATCTGAGATCTCTTCTAGTAGTGAAACTATTCTATTGTTAATATCTGGCGCATGATGATGAACATGATGAATCCTCTCCGAACCTCCACCTAAAGTATTACATTCAAGATCAGAGTCACAATTCTCAGATCCACCTACAGAAAATGGATTATATCTTGCCGTTGCGAACTCATACATCTTTTGATGCATACCATCATCACCAGTATTCACATTGTCAGCAACCTCTTCTTCTGGTCTAGGAGGTTCATATTCAGAGGGTGCGGTGTCTTCCCAACTGGGATTGTCTTTAGCAATTGGCATACTGTCTAGAGGATTAGTGAACCATTCGTCTGGGTCTACACCAAGATTGTTTTTTGGCATCGGTTTAGATATCTGTTTGACTGTGTAATTTTACGAAGTCATCATCAGGTTCGTATGGCTTTACTGTACCTTGTTGAATCGCAGATGTCAACATATCGGAATCAGGAACCAGTACAACGTCCTGGCCATCTGGAGTAACAATATGAAACGATTCACCTTTCTCCGCCCTCTCAAGGATACTATCAAAATTCTCCTCAAGATCCTTCAAGTTTATGTGTTCCATTGACTTATGTGGCAGTCTTCTTTTTAGTAGTGGTAGACTTCTTTCTAGTCGTAGTCTTCTTTCTAGTTGTAGTGGTCTTCTTTGCAGGTGCAGGTGCATCTTTTGGCTTCAGATACTTAAGCAGATGTTCTGCATCACTCCACTCTAAAGGATCATCTTCAGGATTAGAACGTTGTCCATCTTCTATATGCCAAGATGAAATACAACCATCATCAGCAATAAAGGCATATCTCCATGATCTCTTACCAAGACCTCTATTTAAAAACCCTTGATTCATTTCCGTCCAGTTAGTAAATTCACCATTTCCATCGGGAATATACTTCATCTTCTTGATCTTCATGGACTTGAACCATTCAGTCATAACACATCCATCATTAACAGATAGACAGTATACTTCATCTATACCATATGACTTAAAGGTATCATATGCCTTTTCGTATTCTGGAATATGTCTTTGTGAACACGTTGGTGTAAAAGCGCCAGGAATACAAACTACTAGGACTCTCTTATCCTTAAAATAATAACTAGGATCTCTCTCTACCCACTCATCATCAACTCTATCAACAAATCTGAGGTGATCTGGGATTAGTGAAACAACTGTCTTTGGACTAGGCATAATAATAACTGAACTGTATAATATGTATAAGGGTTATCAATCGTCGTTTATCGTTGCCATGGCCTCCATACTTATGAACTGTTCGTTCATATTATAGTGCAACTTATAATTATCAGTGGTCACATAATAACCAGTGATTTCGGAACCATTACATTCCCATCCATAACCAGTAACACGTTCTTGACATCCATCTATTCTAAGTTTCTTGCCTCCACGTAGATACGATTCGTATCTCTGGTCTAGATTAATCATCGTTCCTCGAATTGTAGTTTACGGACCTTCCTTTTACGGCGAGCCTCTTGGTATTTTAGGTCATCTTGTGTCAGGATACCAGAACTTTTAATATTTTGTTGTGATTGAATCAAGACAACATTAGAAAGATCTACTGCCGTAACAGAGTCCCCTATAATAGTTGTCATATTACTGCATCCACAACTCTGTGTTCTGGAATTACTTGACAATTCTTTTCCGCAACTCTTACATCTTACTCTTAACATTTACTGCTCCTAATTGGGTTCCCCCAACAGAGCAGGGGAATTATGAAGTCTCAGATGTGTATTCCATCCGATTACTTTGGGCTTCTATTTCTTCTTCAGTCAAAATTTGAGATTCATCACGATCCAAAATCACATAACCACTATCATCCCAGTCCCTTTTGTCGGGCAAGAACGTTACTGGTTCTCTACCATGCAATAATAAAAGAAGATTATTCGCTCGTCTAATACATTCTTCGTGGTGATTAATAGTTGATTGTACAGATTGAATAAGAGTTTCATATATCTCTTGGGAATCTGCATCATGGTCTAAAGCATCTTCAACGAGACCTGCTAGTTCTTCAAGTCTCCAGTGGTCATGTTCCTTTCCGCAACTCATCCTCTATTTCCTCTAAAGCACGCAACTTATTATAAAGTATGTCTACCTCAGTTGTCAATGCTTCGTTTTCTTTTTCTAAATTTTCCATTCGGTAATTTAGAAAATGGATAATATCAACTAGAGAATGTTCTTGCCCGTACTCTACCATAGTAAAGGACGGTTCATTATAAAAATAATCGTACAGATATCTATCAAGAAAATCTCGGAAACTTTTCCACATTAGGAGAACACCCTCATAGTATCTGACTTGGATAACATAAAACTAAAAACCCATAAGATACGTTCTTTATCTCCTACAATTTCATCAACTCTGTGTTCAGCCTGAGATACAATGTACATCAGAAGATCCGTTTCGTTAATGTCCCAAGGTTCTTCTTCAATAAAAGTAACACCACCTGACTGTGGCTTCTGAGTAATTAAATTACAGTGGACTGTATCCATTCCAATAAACCATTCTGGATCAGTATGAGGATGAACCGTACCTCCAGTAAAGCTTATCTCTGAGATTATGCCATCCTTTCCAACTGGACCGAATCCATAATCCTTGAAGTCAAAAGTTTTAATTATCTTTCTTTGTATATAGTAAACTAAATCAGGATAATTGAAATTCGAATCACTAACACATACTATTTTATTCCCATCAATCAAAGGTGTGGCAAACCTAGTGGTAAGTTTTGACTTCACCAATCCATTAGAATCCATCTTAGGATCTGTAAAATAATCCTGTTTATAATTATCCAAAGTCCACTCATTTAAGATGGTCTTTTCCTCTGGAGTAATAAAATCTTGGAACGCCTTTACTTTAACCATTGTCTACGCATCTCCCAAGTCTGTCCACTAGTACTGCCCTTACATGGATTAATACATCTTGGATGATCTTTCTCATTACAAACTAACCCAGCTAAATCATGTGGACAGCCTGGTTTACCAGTAGACCAGTAAAGTTGATCACCAATCCACCGAGCATCACATATTGGACACACTGAGTTTTTCATTATATATTAATTTATATGCAATTGTAACTCTTAAACCTTCATACTCTTTATTAGGTCCATAAGCTCTATGAAACATATTGCCTGGGAAGAGAACTCCTAGGTTTGGTTTAGGTATTATTGTACCATATCCATCAATATATGTGGCACCACCCCACTGTTCTTTCCATTCCGAGTTCCCATATATAAGAAAAGTCCTGTCCATCGGATTTTGACTGTCTTGATGAAGCGCTCCCTCTTGACCATATGTTGTTCCGTTGGCGTATACCCTCTGGAGTGCATATGTTTTACCCAGCAATCGTCGAATCTTTAATAAGAACATCTTATTCGCCCATTCCTCGTCGTCGAGTTCCATTATCCAAAAGGGTTTGGAATCTGGTGTGCTCTGATGCCCGAATTGCCAACAAGGTTGAGAAAGAATCGACTGTAAAGTATTCCACTCCTTTAAAGAGAAGAAGTCTGGAAACAATTTAACAGTCTGGTCGGACGAGTACTTCTTGGTATTCCTCATAATAAGCTATTGCATCTTCGTGTCGTTGTTCATCAACTAATTGATGCAGCCTATCAATGAGTTCATCCCTAATCTGATTCTGAGTTGAGTCCATCGAAATAGTCCTTCCTGTAATAACGACCGAGAACATTGCTATTGTAGAAGGCTGGTTCTCCGTTGTCAAGTGCTTCTGTCAGTACGTTATTTAAAAAGAGTTGTCTCGTCTCTTCGTAATTTACTTTTCCGCCTGTTTTGTGGAGGGATAAGATTTCACGTTTGAAAAATTCTCGTCCAAGTTCTTTAACGTCTTGCTTAAGTTCTTCAGAACTTCCGTAGTACTTTTTCCAGTCACTCTCAGTCGTAATGCGGCGTTTCCCACCTCTAGGCTTTCTACGCTTGGTAAAATATTTTCTTCCGATGTATTGTTTACCCGACTTGATATTAGTAATGCGGTAGACGTAACCGAAGAAGTCGCCAATATCGTCAGAAGTAAAAGTTGTACCTTTGTATGTCCAGGCGTTCTCATAATCTCTTTCACCCACTGGGGTCTTTGTGGTGGTGTCCATCCCATGATCTTTATTGTCATTATGTTTTTATTTAGTTCCAGTAGTTCGATCTCATTTGGAAAATCGTTCACGTAATATTTTCCAAGTATCATTATATGTATCTACAGAATGAGCCACCCCACCTCTAGATTCAACAGCCTGTGCTAAGGAATAATCATTTCCACCTTCCTTACATCTATCACCAAAGAATTCTATCTTATCATCATCTTCAAAGTCTCTTAAGATCTGACTCTTATCAGAACCTATTGGTCCAATATCAATACCAGTCTGTCCTCCTAGTGCAACACTTAAGTCTGGAAATTGATCAATCAATCTTAGTGCTATGAATTTTCTCTCACTGTGTATTTTATTGTAACTAATGTATTCTGCTCTACCAGCAGAAGGGTCTTTACCTCTACCTAAGATACTAAAGTTAACTGCGCCAGGTCTTTTCTCAATATGATTTCCATTACGAATCTTCCTAGGAAACTGACTAAAATCTAATTCATCCTGTAAGAATCTTTCTACTTCTTCAGGAAGTTCCCAGTTATCTCTATAGACATTCTTATCGCCTTCATATACATCACTACCTGAACAATTATAAACTCTCTTTGATCTGTTGTATAAATCCTCACCCACTTGCTCTAATGTTTTCTGTCTATCACTACCTGTGACAAGATAAACATCATTCTCCCACGAGAATTTGAGCATGAATGCCCTAAAATCTGGATCAATCTGACACCTACTAGGAGTCAACGTGCCATCAACATCAAAAATATATTTCAATTAACTAAAGTATTTTTTATATTCTATCTCTTAAGTAGTTTATCGGCAATCCTTTGGACTGCACTTCTATCTTTATTAGACTTCCATCCTCCGCCCTTCTTGGGAGTTAAAACTTCGCCTGGTCTTAATCTCCTTTTCGAGGATTCCATGTCTTTTTTGACTTGCTTCCAATTCTTTCCATACTTCATCCTCTGAGTTTTTGCATCCATCTCTGTCTTCCACTCGGAAGCTCTTCTCTCTTGTCCTGATTGTACAAATGATTCGTTTGCTTTCTTCTTTAAAGAAATAATTTCTAGTTTCTTAGTCTTAGGTTTCTGTTCGGATGAACCTGACTGTGGTGTCTTACCCTTACCATAGACGGGTCCAATACCATACTTTGGCTTAGATCTTCTATTGGTATTAGTTCTATCAGAACCTCTCCAACCATGCACCTTCGATGCAATTGCATCACTACTCTTTGGTTCTATTCTTTCTATTTTACCTTTAGTGCCTCTGCGTCCTACCTTTTTAGGTGCCTTTCCAAAAGACTTAAGTTTTTCAGTACCACCTTGTCTCCATCTCTGTTTTCTTGTTTTATTACTCTCACCTTTTTTCTTTTTCTTTTTCTTTTTCTTTACAGTAACTTCAACCTTCTTCCAAATAGATTTACCTTTTGGCTTAGGTTTAGATTCATCACCCCTTCCAGCATGAATCTCTTTCTTTAATGCTTCATACTCCTTCATCCCCTCAGTCATCTGACCTTCTGGTTGGGTCTCTGCTGTCAGGGCTTCATAAGGAACTGCTCTTCTATTCTTAATCTTCTTATCTGCTACTGCTTTCTTATGACGTTTAACACTTTTCTTGAACTGATTTATAATACCTTCTGCAACTTCCGTCTTCTTTTCTTCTCTAATTCCAGCATCACGCATAGCAGAAGTTCTAATTTCTTTCTTACTTGCTGGACGCATACGACCTTTACCCTTTCTAGGTAAATAATCAGTCATTGCACTATCTACATCATGATCATGTTCACGTCTATTGCCAGGAGTTGCATGAGGTTGACTTAATTTCTTACGATCTTTTGCTTGCCTTTCAATAGCTTCAGAAACTTCCTTCTTCTTTTTCTTCTGAGCTCTTAATTGAGCAACAGTCCAAGCAGCACGTTTATCCTGTTTCTCAAGGTTATACAAATCACCTGCTAACTTTTCTTTATTACTACTAGGATCAATTGAACCCTTAGGCCAATCCTTAGTACGAGTTGAGACTAATGGAGATTCACTTAGCATTACCCTTACCCTTTCTAGTACGAGTACTAATCATTATACCGTCACCATACTTCTTCTTCATATCAGCTAGTATTTTTTTAGTGACTGCTTCACTTCTCTTCTGTTGGGCTTTTCTTTCTTTATTACTTAATGGCTTTCCAGTAGGTTGGGGACTAGAGTTACGGTCAGTTCCTCTCCATCCTGTTCCATACTTCTCAAGATTTCTATCTCTCCAGTGGTCATAACCTTCTTCATCAATAGACTTCATTATAACTTTTGCAGACTTATACAGTTTATTCTCTCTAATATAAGTATCAACTAGTTCAGAATGATCCCACTTGTCAATATCATATCCTTCATTAGCTAACTTATCCATCCACTCAAAGAACTTTTGACGATGGTGGCTTTGTAACTCAGCTTTATAATTCTCGTAAGCAGCTCTATATCTACTCTTTCTTTCTGGTTCTGTTTCTATAACTCCATCACGAACTGCCCTGACATGATCCCCACCTTGAGGTGTTTTAGGATTGTCTGGAGGAGTATTGCCACAAGAATGTCCTGCTTTGTTTTTACCTGATGGGTCCTTCTCAGGTGCTACAAGATCCTTGCGTTGATATACAGACGTATATGCTTCGGTCAGTTTTTTATTATGTGACTCACTCATGGGTACACAATGTATCTCCACACCTATTTATTAGATCAATAAATAGAAGACAGGGACCATATATTAAGGAAGCTAAATGGCTAGACAAGGAATATTTACTGGTTTTTCGCCGAATGATGGTCTGGGAGACTCCCTCGCTTTAGGTGCAATCAAAGTTAATGCTAACTTTCAAGAGATATATGATACCTTCGGTGATGGAACAAACTTAAGTGCCAACGCAGGTGCTGGAGGTACTTGGACTAAAGCCGATCCTGGCATTGTTACCAGTAAGTATGTCGGCATAGGCACTACAACGCCAACATCCCAGTTACACGTAGAAGGAAACTCATTATTAGTAGGTATAACAAGTGGTACATTTGTTGGTGATGGATCTGGATTAACTGGTGTTACAGCTGTTGGTCAAGGTTTCGTTGTTAAAGATGATAACACATTAATTGGTGTTGCACAGACTGTAAACTTTGGATTTGGTCTGAAGGTAGGAACAGTATTCGGTGGTAATGTAACCATCAACGCAGAAGATTACGTTGGTTACTCAGCCATATCAGGTATTGCAACATACACAGGTGTTGCTGGATTAGCTTCCGTAGCAACATACGCAAACTTGGCAGGGATCGCATCTTACTCTGATACTTGTGGCGTAGCAACATTTGCAACGACCGCAGGTATCGTCACCTATTCTGGTGCATCTGGAGTTGCAACTGAGTCTGGTTTCTCACAATATTCTTTCTTAGCTGGTGTTTCCACATACGCTGGAGTCGCTGGTATTGCAAGTGTAGTTGGATATGCAGAGACAGCTGGTATCGCAACTGCTGCAAGAGACTTCTTTGGTCAACCTAATATACAAATCAGTGGTATCAATGCATCTGGTGTATCAACCATTGCTGGTCAAGGAAGTAAGATAAGATTTGACTTTGATGCAACAGGTGATCTACCAACCTCAACCTCTTGGAGAGGTATGTTTGCTTATGCAAATAACACCAAGAGTGCCTACGTTTCATTCGGAACAACGGATGGTGGTGTAAATGGTTGGAGAAGAATATTAGCAGAAGATGTATATGGTAACTATCAAACACCTGGCATATTAACTGCTACTAAATTCGCTGGAGATGGTTCACTATTAACGAACCTGCCTGGTGCAGATAGTGTTTGGAGAATAAACTCCACTGGTATTCACACAATGGGTAAGGTGGGCATAGGAACCACTACCTGTAATGAAGCATTAAACATTGTTGGTAACATAGATCTACAAGGAAGGATAGTTGCTGCTGCAACAACAAACATCGTTCCATTCTTATGGCCAACTCGTTCTGGTTTCCCGTCGGCAACTGATTATCACGGGGCCTTCCTACATGCTCACGACGTAGGAAGAGCATTCTATGCACATGCTGGACTCTGGCATGAATTTGTACAACGTAATGAAGACCGTACTATTGGTCTTGCGTCTGACAACTATAGGATTGGTATTTGTACCGCACTAGAGTTCCACGGAGATGGTTCTAATCTAACCAATGTAACTCCTGGCATTGCAACATACACCGTTCTCGCTGGTGTCGCCACCTATGCAGAGACCGCAGGTGTTTCTACATCATCAACATATGCAACAACCGCAGGGATAGCAACCCTTGCACAAGGACTTACTGGTAACCCATCAGTTAATACTACAGGTATCATAACTGCCGCATCATTCGTTGGTGACGGTGGTGGACTAACTGGTATTACTGCATCTGGTTCAGGTATTATTGTTAAAGATGATGGATCAAGTGTAGGTACTGCAGGAACAATTGATTTCGGTCCCAACCTATCAGTTAGTGCAATCTCAGCTGGTGTATGTACTATCACTGGTGCTGCTTCTCCAGCAGGTATCGATACATCAAACACATCTTACTTCAATAAGTTAGTTGTTAGTGGGTTCTCTACCTTTGCTTCCAGTGTATACATTAGTGGAATAACCACTATCGGTAACCACACATTCAACTCTGACAATATAACTTCCAAGAAAAATCTATTCCTTGGTGAAGGTGGAGTTGGTGCAGGAGGGGTATACTTCCCAGCTCTCAGTGGATCAGATTCTTCTATTGAAGAAAGTACTAATGGACTAGACTTTAAGATGGGTCTATCCAATGATAAGTATGCTAGAATTAGTACAGATGGTGTAGAAACAAGACTTCTAAAACCATTCATAGATTCAACATACGATATTGGTACTAATGCAGTACGTTATGCTACTGCATACGTTGACAATGTTAGTGTTGGTAATTCAGTAACCGCTACATCATTCCACGGAGATGGTTCTAATCTAACTGGAATATCTGGTGGAGGTGGTGGACAAGGTTATTGGTCTAAGAATGTTTCTGGATTAAGTACCACAAGTAACGTTGGTATTCAAACATCAAATCCAAATACTCAATTTGAAATTGCAAATGTCTATGGTGTTCAAGTCGCAAGTGGACAATGGACTGCATCTGCAGGTGTAGGTCATACAGTTGACTCTTGGACTATTGCAACAACTGACTTTAAGACTGCAGAATATACATTACACATTGGTATTGGCACATACATACAAGCACAGAAAGTTCTAGTCATGCAAGATGGAACTACTGCATGGGCCCAAGAGTATGCAATCATGTCTAACCCAGAATTTGCAGCTGATGTAACTGCATCAATTGTATCTGGTGACGTTAAACTTGTCGTCACTCCTGCAACAGGAATAAGTGGCGCAGCAACTTACAGATTAACTAGGCAGTCAATGCTATGAGCAACAATATAAATGATTCAACGCTAGGTAAGATTGAAAACAACAATCTTGTAGCGTTGAAATTACAAACAGAAATAGTTGTTGGTGAGGAAACCAAAGAGATTGACTACACTCCAGAAGCTATGGATGTCTGGGATGTAATTGTCAAGGATCAATCCGACTGGCAAGAAATACATGATTATATTACCAATGAAAATGATATTGATAATATTCCAAACAGAAAAATTGACTGTGCTAACGAACAACCATTCTCTTTAAGAACTGCTGTTTACTCTATGAGTAAAGAGGAAGCAGATATATTAAGAGATCATGCAAAAGTAGAAGCAGTTGAACTAAATCATGAGAAGTACCCACAACCACAAAGTCTTTGCACTAGAAGATTTAAAAAACTAGTTGCATTCCCTAAACCTCAAATGACTGGAGGTGCTGGTACTGATCCAGACATGTCTGACACATCATATACCAATGATATACGTGGTAACTGGAGTCATAAGTTTATTGAGAATCCAACCTCAGAACCTTGGAAGGGTGTAGGCATTACAAGTACATCCAATATAGATTCAGATATATCCTATTCATTAACAGGAAGGAATGTTGATGCTATAGTCATTGACAGTGGAGTATCTTTCTTACATCCAGAATTTAGATTGGATGATGGTACTACTAGAGTAAAAGATTTAATACTTGATGGTCCTTATAAAGTAGACAAAGAATATTTTGATAACCTTGGAGTCACATACACTAAAGTTGTTGATGGAGTTGACTGTGGAGTAGGAATTCAAACTGCTTCTGCATTGGCATGGTGGTCAAGTACTGGTAATAGATCTGCAAAGTTTGCTTCAATAGGATCTGTTACTATCAATGGTGCATATGATATACCACACGTAGCAACTAAAACAACTAACGGTGATAATAACCAACTAATTGATGGACACGGAACTGCATGTGCAGGTCAAATTGGTGGAAAACATTTTGGACTGGCAAAAGATTGTAACATCTGGAACATCCGTCTTGCATTAGGTAGTGTTGGAGGATTATTAGACTCTTCTACTGCTTTAAATGCATGTACAATCTGGCACAAAGCAAAGAAACTAATATCAGATGATCCAGATCCAACGATAACTAATAACAGTTATGGATACACATATGGTACTGGTAATGTATCTGGTCAACTTCATAACATAAGTTATCGTGGCATAAACCAATCATACACTGGTAGTGGAAGTGATTTAACTATCCCTGCTAATAGTGGTGGTTGTCGTAACCACAAATACTATGTTTACACAACTAGTGCAGGTTCATACTATGGGGCCTACTCAGGTTCAGGACAATATACTCCTGTGAATGGTGGTTCTACTACCAATACTGCGGCAGAAAATGCTATCGCAGCTGGTGTAATTGTTGTTGCTGCAGCAGGTAACCAGAACCAAAAGATGTGTGATAAAGATGATATAGATTATGATAACTGGTACTGGACTGCTGGTAACTATGTTCATAGAACTGGCGGAGTACAGAAAGGTCACTCAGTTGCAGAATATCCTAACCAAGGCACTATAAGAGTTGGAGCATTAGATTGTTGTGTAGAACCAACAGGTGAAAAACAAGGTTCTCCCGCATTTAGTATAAGACGAGTTGTTTATTCTAACAACGGATCAATGGTGGATGTATATGCACCTTCAGAAAAGTCTATGTCTGCTGGATATACAGTCAATTACGAAGCATTTGCTAGAAATGATTCGGGTGACTTTGGTGGAGGATGGTATGACTGTTTCTTTAATGGAACAAGTTCTGCATGTCCTAATACTGTTTCTCTCCTATGCCTTTACCTACAAGGTCACAGAAAGGCAAACCATGATGATTGTCGTCAATGGTTATGGAAACATGGAAGTAAAGAAATAGCTATGTCAGATCCATATCCAGATCCTCTAGATGCCAGTTATTGGTCAAGAGGATTTGACAGTTCAACAGATCTACCAAGTAAAATTGGTGAATGTTATAACCTAAGAGGTGGTAGCAATCTACGTGGATCTGTACCTAGAGTCCTATATAATCCATTCGCTAATGATGGTGTAAGGAAAGTGAAGAGAGTCAAGATGTCTGGTGTGAAGGTTAAAAACATCTAATAAATAACTAAAAAGTATTCCAATGGCAGAAAGTAAGTTTGGAGTCAAGGAAATTGATCTGATCGATTCTTCTGGAACTCCTGAAATAAGCAGTCCAAACAACCTAACTCTTACCGCTGTTCAAGTTGGAGTAAGTACAGACCTTGATGTCGGAAGGAATGTATCAATAGCTTCTACAGTGTCTATAGGAGGCACAGTCAGTGCAGGTGAATTCAATACTGGTACTACAAAAGGTGATGGAACAGATAGAAGTTATGGAATAAGATATTATATTACTTCAAACGGAAACTCTGGATACAACTTTGCTGGGCCAGGAGTACTTAGTAGTGTAGATAATCCAACCATCTATCTACAAAGAGGTTTGACTTATATCTTCATTAATTCCACTACTAGTTCCCATCCATTTGCTATTAGATATTCAAGTCAAGGAACAGGATACGGATCAACATACCTATCTGGAAACCAGCAAGGCACACAAATTTTTACCGTCCCATTTGATGCACCGTCATCATTAGTTTACCAGTGTACAATACACTCTGGTATGGTAGGTACTATAACAATTCCTAGTTAGATTATGTCACCTTTAGCATTTGGTATAGGTAAGTCGAGAGGATCGGCTTTCGATAGTGCAGTCTACTATGGAGACTACTTAGTCTTCAATTATGAGTGGACTGACGGTAGTGACTTGGATACTATTATGTTCTTCTTGAATCCAACTACAGGTGCAACTGGAAAAATTGGAGAAAGAAAAGGCAATAAAATTGAGAATGCTGCAGGAACAGTAACTTATGCAGAATTTGGTGGAGATAACTCAAATAATGTACAGAGTCCTGATGGGACAATCAGACAGTCGGTACTAATATATCTCGACAATATAAAAGATAATTTAACAATGACGAACAATGAGTTCGAAATTGACTTAAGAGCAGTATGGTATGCAGAAGTAGGTACTCAACCAATCTATATTGGAGTAGATGGTTATCAAGGTGGTACTATGGCAACTGAAGCTTCTACACCAAACCATCCTGGCTATGGGTATATCAACACAACTGCTACAACCACTTGGTCAGACTTTAAAAGAACTAACGGAAAGATAACAAGTTATACAAACACTGATGATGACGGTGCTAGAATCGCCCGAGCAAGAGTAAACTTCAGTACCTTTGACATAACATTTATTGAAGACGACTAGGCATTCTTTCCTAGGACACTATACCTAGTGGGGTGTTTAAAATAAAGATTACTTTGTATAAATACGGCTGAACTAATGTGAGATCACATGAAAAGAATTATTCCTTTTCTTATGATGGCAACTGCAGGATTATTGGCAAGTCCAGTGAAAGCAGACTTGACATCAAGATTTACTTCCAGTGTCCAACTGCAAGTTAATGCTGCTGCGACTCAGATGCAACGAGTAGGTAATTCCTATAGTATATCTGGCAATAACGTAGATACAACTGATGGAACCACAGCAAATACAATTACTGCTGGTGCTATTAGTAGTGGTGTCTATGGGCCTGGTACTATTTCTGCTACCCAAGATGATCCAGGCGAGGCTTTCAGCTTCTCAACTGCGTTCACTCAAGGAGATGCTCTGGTAACATCTGCTCCTTCAGTAGGTGCTGTTAGTGCATTGAGTAATCAATTGTCTACTGGTGCTGGAAC